GAAAATTTCTCTTCCAGGTATCGAATCGTGGAAACGCCGAACTGGGATCGCTAAGGCTGCAGGCTCGGAGTATCTGAGCAAGCAGTTTGGGTGGGGTCCACTGGTGGAAGAAGTTCATTCCACTGTCGACGCCACCCGCCGCCATCGTGACATAATGCAAAATTATCGTCACAATGAAGGTCGCGATGTTCACCGTAGGTTTGATTTTCCGATAGAGAATCAGGAGTTTGCCGAAGAAACTTCTACGGCTTATTGCGGCACGGGCACGATTAGCTCTTTCGCTAGTTGTGTTCCAGGCAGCAATGGAACTCCTGCACGACGCGTATGTCGTTTCCGCAAGGAAACTAAGCGTTGGTTTGAGGGTTGTTTTACCTATGGCGGACCGTCGGGAACTGACAGCTTCCGACGCGCTATTGGGTTCGGCTCAGAGGCCGATCAACTCTATGGACTCACGCTTACTCCAGACGTTGTCTGGAACCTTACGCCGTGGACTTGGGCCGCCGATTGGTTTTCGAATGCCGGAGATGTTGTTCACAATATCTCCAACTTCGTAGCCGCCGGTCTTGTGATGCGGTATGGATTCATGATGGCTGAAACCATCGAAGAATACCACACTGAATACTACGGACAGGAAATGCAGTATCGCAAATCTGCGAAACCGCGCACCATGTCTAAGCGTCCAGTGAATACTCCCGGTAAATTCGGTAACAGAGTTGTTACCAAAACGAGAGTACCCGCTAACCCCTTCGGGTTTGGTGTTGGCTGGGAGGGTTTGTCACCTACTCAGCTCGCCATAACTGCAGCACTCGGAATCACCCGGGTGTTGTAGTAGTTTACTACAACAACTCGGTTGACGAGAGTCACCGAAACCAAAGGAGTGTGCCTGATGGCACTGACCGATCCCCAGAAATTTAAAGAAGTGGCTGGTACGGAAGTTACGGCCCCCCGTGTTTCCACGGGTGACTTTAACTCTGTATACAGCACTTCTGACGGACTGAATAAGTTGACTCTCAGCACTGCTGAGACCAACGGAAACAGATTCCGTCATCTGGTGCGTATCGACGTTGAAAAGCTAGCTACCAATATCTACGAAGAATCCAAGAAACAGGCGGTCTCGATGAGTGTTTATCTCGTCATTGACCGTCCGAAGAATGGATACTCCGTTGCGGAATGTAAGAAACTGGTCGAAGGCCTTGTCGGTCTTCTTTCAGCCTCTACTTACGCACTCACCGAAAAGGTCATCGGCGGGGAGAGCTGACGCTCTTTCCGCTTTAGACCTTTTTCTTCGCTATCGCGAAGAACTTCGTTGAGAAGATATCTTCCTCTATCATTTTGATTCTTGAAGTGATAGTGGAATCCTTAGAAAGGAGGTAAGCTGTTGCGTGGTTATTATGGTTATAATCATGCAACGTCCGGGACTCAACACGCTGTGATGGTAATACTTATCATCGCTGTGTGTTGCATTCTCGGAGGGCTTTTCATAGGCCTGAACATCCTTGATCATCTTTAATGATCTAGCCGCTTTGGTTTAGCGGTGGATGTTCTCCCTTCAGTGTTGGTCAGGCTAAGGATAACCACCTCTATTAGGAGGCGTTATGAAAAGCCTGATCGCACTCTGGAATGTGTTGGCCAATGAAATGGCCGGCAGGTGTAGCACTAGCACCACCATGGACATTAATACCGTCCATGAGCGTGTCAAACACGAGGGTTTATCGTTTCTAACGATTACCCTCCCGACCTTTGGAAAAGACTTTCAGTTTTGTCTTGACCAAGGGTTCATCGTTCCCAAAGCCTTCCTTTCTTTTCGAAAGTCTGGCTCGTGTCTCCCCTCATTTTTGAGAGGTTTCACCGAACGGGTGTTTGACGTTAATACTGGTGTCCTTTTGGATTCGCCAGACGTTGAAGCGATCTATGCTATTAGACAATTGAC